GCCTGAGTTTTGGTTTTGCAGCTGTAATCGCTAGCCACCACCGCCACCGCCACCGCCTGAGTTTTGGTTTTGCAGCTGTAATCGCTAGCCACCACCGCCACCGCCACCGCCTGAGTTTTGGTTTTGCAGCTGTAATCGCTAGCCACCACCGCCACCACTAAGACACGCCCAAGCCTAAACTCTCTACCTATACTTGACTTTTAGGTAATAATGCCCCAATGGGATTACTAGAAACTATAGGGCTGCGTAAAAAAGACGTAGAGGCGCAATTATCGCCGCCTATTATGGCCCAAACTTACGGCGCGGGTGTTTATACGTTTGGCGGTTTATACAATACAAGCGGCGTACCGTTTATAGATAGAAACTTAGCTTTGCAAGTACCCGCGGTAAGTAGATGCCGTAACTTAATCTGTGGAGTAATAGCAAGTATAGATTTAGAGCTAATACAAAAAAGTACAGGCCGTAAATTACAAACACCTGTTTGGCTAGACCAACCAGATATAAGACAACCACGTAGCGTTACCATAAGTTACACCGTGGACAGTTTATTAATGTACGGGGTGGCGTATTGGCGTGTAACGTCTTTGTATGAAGATGACGGCAGACCTAGCGGGTTTGAGTGGGTAGCTAATACACGCGTTACAGTAACGACAGACCAATACGGTGATGAAGTAGATTATTACTCAATAAATGGCATACGCGTACCAGATAGCGGCGTAGGGTCTTTAGTAACTTTTCAGAGCTTGCTACCCGGCGTATTAGAAACAGGCGGGCGCACAATACAGGCCGCGTTAGATATACAAAAAGCGGCAAGCGTTGCAGCTGCTACACCTATGGCTACAGGATTTATAAAGAATAGTGGGGCAGATTTACCAGAGGCACAAATACAAGGGCTGTTAGCTAGTTGGAAGGCAGCGCGCGCATCACGCAGTACAGCTTATTTAACTAGCACGTTAGATTATCAAACCGTGGGCTACTCACCTAAAGAAATGATGTATAACGAGGCATCACAGTATTTAGCAACAGAAATAGCCCGTTTAATGAACGTACCGGCCTATTACATAAGTGCCGATATGAATAACTCTATGACTTATCAAAATATCATAGACGGGCGCAAAGAGTTTGTTGCTTACTCATTACAGCCATTTTTAAGCGCTATTGAAAACCGTTTAAGTATGGACGATATTACACGGCGCGGTAATGTAGTGCGTTTTGCGTTAGATGCAACTTTCTTACGCGCCGACACTATAAAGCGCCTAGAAGCTATAGAAAAAATGCTAACGCTAGGTCTTATAGATGTAGAGCAGGCACAAAGTATGGAACAGCTAAGCCCTAGTGGACTAACAGAGAGGCCAAACAATGCTACTAACATTTAGCGGCAACATAGAGGCAGTAGATAACGGCGATAGGCGCACAATTAGCGGCAAAATTGCACCTTATGGCGAGGTAGGCAACACGAGCGCGGGCCGCGTAGTCTTTGCAGAAAACTCTATAACTGTGCCAGAGCCAAGCAAGGTAAAACTTTTAATGCAACACGATAACAGTAAGCCGGTAGGCCGTATGCAGAGCGTTACTAGCAATAAGACCGGGTTATATGCCAGCTTTAAGGTAAGTGCTAGCACCCGTGGTAGTGATGCAATTTTGCTTGCACAAGAACAACTAATGGACGGGCTCAGCGTAGGTGTAGAGGTAGATGACTCACGCCAAGAAAAAGATTATCTGCTAGTTACGGCTGCTACCTTAAAAGAGGTATCTCTAGTAGAGAGCGCTGCATTTCCAAGCGCTGCCGTGTTAAAAATTGCTGCACAAGAAAACGCAGTAGATGAAAACCAACCAACAGAAACGACAGGAGAAACCGTGGATAAAGCCCCGGAAGAAATGGCATCAGAGGCAACATTTTTGCCAGACGGTGCGACAGTAACGCTAAAGAGCGTTAGCTATGAGTCAAAAGATGCCGAGGGCGTTACCGAACCGGTAGAAGCCGCGCGCAAAATTATTAGACCAAGTGCGCTTAACTCACAAAGAGTACGCACACCGATTACAAATATGGGCGCATACACAGAGCATAAAATTAAAGCTGCTCTAGGTAATGATGAGTCAAAGCTATATGTAACAGCTGCAGATGATAGCTGGACTACAAACCCAGCCTTTAATCCAACTCAGTATCTAACAGAGTTTATTAGTAACACACGTTTTCCACGCAGCGCGGTAGATGCGTGTAGCCGTGGAGTTTTGCCACCTAAAGGCAACACAATTAACGTGCCTGCACTTGTAGACTCAAACGGCGGGCTAAATGGTGTAGCACCTACCGTTACTGTTGAGGCAGAGGCCGGAGCTGTATCTAATACAGGTATGGTTACTGAATATCTAACCGGTACTGTCAACAAGTACAGCGGCATGAACACCCTCAGCATTGAGCTATTGGAACGCACGGACAACCCGGGCTTTTTTGCTGAATTAACACAGCAAATGCAGAACGCCTATATGAACGCAACAGACCAAGCGGTAATTAGTGCAATTAACGCAACAGGCTTTACTAGCACAGGCGTAGCAGCTACAGCGGCAGGTTTAATTTCTTACACCGCTGAAAGTACAGCTAACGTCTACAAAAACAGCGGCTACTTTGCACAGAACTTTGTAGGCAGCACAGGTATTTATAACCTACTACTAGGTGCAGTAGATACCACAGGCCGCCCAATTTTCAACGCTTACCAGCCAAACGCGGCAGCACTTGCTAACGCAGCTGGACAGGTAGCTAATAACTCTGTACGCGGTAACGTATTAGGTCTAGACCTTTACGTAGACAGATTTATGACCGCTGGCGTAGCTGATAACTCAGCATTTATTCTTGCGCCAGAGGCATTTACTGTTTATGAAAGCCCACAGGCTTATATGAGCGTAAACGTAGTATCAAACCTACAAGTACAGGTAGCTATTTACGGCTTTATGGCAACTATTGCCAAGATACCTTACGGTATCTGCCGCCTAAATATCGCTTAATAAATAACTAATAGTCTGGTAGGGCCTTAGCCCTTTGGCTCTACCAGACCTACAAAGAAAGGTACAAATATGCCGGCTACTTATGTAACAGCTGCAACACTTAAAGCATCATTAGGCGTAGGCACTTTGTACGACTCTTACACTTGGATAGAGGACACCTGCCAGACGGCGCAAGATTTAATAAATGGTTTTCTATGGTTTGACTCTGCACCGGTGGTGGGAACTGCGTTAGTAAATAACGTAGCTACCGTGATGATAGCCAACCCCGGCCTATTTACTACTGGCCAAACCGTCACAGTAGCCGGGGCTGGCGCTACTTTTAACGGCAGCTACACAATTACTAGCACGCTGCCTTTTAGCTCTGGTAGCACTAGCCTTTTACCAGCTTTTAATTTACAGCTTAATTATTACCAGTACCCACAGGGCTACAGCTTTATACAATATGCAAAAACAGCTAGTAATCAAAACTTTAGGCGCGTAGTACCTAGCGGCACTATGACCGGTGAAGATACAAAGACCGCTAGCTACGCTAACACGCCTGCTATAAACGCAGCTGCACTTATGCTAGCTGAGAATATCTGGACTAGCCGTTTTAGTACACAAAATGGCGGCGTGAGCGTAGACGGTTACAGCCCTAGCCCGTTTAAGATGAGTAATACTTTAATGGCATCTGTACGCGGTTTACTAGCGCCCTATCTATCGCCTAACGCTATGGTGGGATAATGCCAGCCGCGATTACTACACTACGCAGCACTATAGCCGCTGCCTTAGCTAATAACTCTGTTTGGTCTACCTTTAGTTTTCCACCTAGCACAATAGTAGCTAACAGCGTAGTAGTAGCCCCGGCAGACCCTTATTTAACGCCTAGCAATAATAAGCAAGCGACTATATCGCCTATGGCTAATTTCAAAATTATTATGACCGTGCCTATGTTTTCTAATGAAGGCAACCTGCAAGGCATAGAAGATACGATAGTAGCCGTGTTTGGTTTATTAGCAGCTAGCTCTATTGTATTTAACGTTACCGCTGTAACTGCGCCTAGCGTACTAACACTGCCAAGCGGTGACCTATTAACAAGTGATTTACAAATATCCGTACTAACGAGCTGGAGCTAAAATGGCACTAACAGATGAAGATAAAGCGTTTCTAATCAAGATAGGCCAAGAACTGCCTAAAGAGGTTAAAGAAACAAAGCAAAAAGCAGTAAAAGACACAGAAACACCGACAACAGAAAACGAGGCATAACTAATGGCAATTTTTTTAAGCAACGGCGTAGTAGTAACGCTTAACAGCGTAGCCCTATCAGACCACGTTACTAGCGCAACTATTAACCGTAGTTTTGATGAGCTTGAAGTTACAGCTATGGGCGATACCGCACATAAGTTTGTAAAAGGTTTAGAGGCCAGCACTATCACGCTTGATTTTCTAAACGATACGGCAGCATCAAACGTACTTGCAACCTTGCAAGCCGCGTGGGGTACTACTGTACCGCTAACATTAAAACAAACTAGCGCGGTAATATCTGCAACTAACCCAGAATATCAAACCACAGTATTAGTTAATAACACTACAGACATTAACGGCGCTGTTGGCGATATTTCTACACAGAGCATTACATTTACTTGCAACTCACCTATCGTAGTAGACGTAACACAATAACCACTAGACAAAGGGGCACACAATGGCAAAACTTAAAATAACAAGGGCAGACGGTAGCGTAACTGAGCATAAGATTACGCCCCGTATTGAGTATGCTTTTGAGCTGTATGCTAAAAAAGGTTTTCATAAAGCCTTTAGAGATGATGAAAAGCAAAGTGATGTTTACTGGCTTGCTTGGGAGTGTTTACGCACTAGCGGCGAGGTAGTAAAAAGTTTTGGGGCAGATTTTCTAGAAACCTTAGCTAAAGTTGAGGTACTAGATGATGACCCTTTGGAATAGTGGGGCGCGGTAGCTTTGGCTATCTAATCGCACAAATAGCGGTAGAAACCGGCATAGCGCCCCAGTATTTATTAAAATTAGATGAAGTGATGTTCAAGAATATATTAAAGGTTTTAACAGACAGAGCTAAGGCGGTGCAAGATGCCAACAGAGGTAGAAAACGCGCTTGAGCTTAGACTTGCCTTAAAAAAATATATGCCAGATTTAGCTAAAGAAACTCAAGATGAAATGGCTAATGCGCTACGCCCTGTAGTAGCTAGAGCTAGGGGTTTTATACCGGCAGACTCAAAATTGCTAAGCGGTTGGGTTAAAGGTACAGCTAGTATAGATACTATTAACTATAGGGCTTTTCCAACCTTTAGTAGTAGTGATGCTAAGCGCGGTTTAGGTTATAGGGTTACACCGTCTAGGCCTAATAAATCTGGCTTTGTATCTTTAGCTAGAATACAACAGGCTAACGCGGGCGGTGCAATTTATGAAACTGCCGGGCGATTAAACCCAAACGGTAAAAAGCAAGGCCCAATAGTAGACCGTTATAAAAATGGCGTTTATGACCAAACTACGCATACCGGTAAACAATACTCAACAAGCCTAAACCCTAATGCGGGTCAGCAATTTATGGAAAGCATAAACAGCACCGGAAAGTTAGTAAACGCAAGGCCTAAAGGTCTTAAAGGCAGACCTAGCCGTAAACAGATAGGCCGCGCTATGTATAGAGCCTACGCAGAAGATAACGGCGTAGCCTTAACAGCTTTGATAAAAGCTATAGAAAATGCTAAACAAAAGTTTGAAGAAAAAATGGCTGCATAATGGCTACCGAATTACTAATAAATATAGTTAGCCAAGCAACAGGTAAAGGCTTTCTAGAGTCTGAAAAAGCAGTAAACAAGTTAGAAAAAAAGGTAAAAAGTTTAGGCAAAACTTTAGGCGTAAGCCTTGCCGCCGGCGCTGCATTAAAGTTTAGTAAAATCTTTGTTAAGGCCTTTGCAGAGGACGAAAAGGCAGCCGTACAATTAACTAAGGCTGTAGATAATTTAGGCATAGGTTTTGCTAACCCGTCTATAAATAACTTTATAGAAAATCTAGAAAGAACAGCGGGCATATCTAGAACCGAGCTTAGGCCAGCATTTCAAGATTTATTAACTACTACAGGCTCTTTAACTAAAGCGCAAGACATATTAAATAAATCTATAATTATTAGCCGAGGCTCTGGCATAGCTTTAAGCACAGTTACAGAGGACTTAACTAAGGCTTATTTAGGCAGCACTAAAGGTTTGGAAAAATATAAAACAGGGTTTACAGGGGCAGAGTTAGCAGCTAAATCGTTTTCAGAAAACTTAGAGATACTTTTAACCTTAAATAAAGGCGCGGCAGATGATTATTTTACTACAACAGCATATAAACTAGAGTTATTAGCTCTAGCAGGTGAAAGCGCTAAGATAACAATAGGTGAAGGTTTAGTAGAAGGTCTAGGTAATTTTGCTGGTAGCGGTGAGGTTAGTGATGCACAATTAGTTATAGATGATTTAGCTACAGGATTTGCTAATGTATTAAAGACGGCTGGAGCTGCACTAGGATTTTTAGCGCGTATTCCAGAGTTTGGATTTAGGGCCATAGGTCTAGGGGCTATGTATGATAGACCAGAAACAGTACTAAGCAAAGAAACAGAGTTTACAAAAAAGCAAAAAGAAGTAATAGCTAAACTAGATGCAGCGGCAGCTAAACGCGCGAAAGCGCTAGCAGACCTTGCTAAAAAACAAGCTAACGCCGAAATATTAAAAAGAAAAGAAAAAGAAAAACAGGCAGCGCTAGACAAAGCTGCCCTAGCACTTGGCAAGGGTGAAGATGTATTTGATTTAGACCAGATACAGATAGCGGCAGCTATTTTATCTACGCAAGAAAATATACAAAAACTAGGCACAGCGGCTACAGACCAGCAAAAACTACAGCTAGCCAATGATGCCCAGCGCCTAACAGTTAAACAGTTAATGCTAGATTTAGAAGATGCTATAGCCCTTAAAGATGTAGAGCGCGCTACTAGCCTTTCTAAGCAACTAAACACAGAGCTAGCCATATTAGGCACGCTTACAGGCCAGACTTACAAGCTAGGTGAAATAGACAAAATACTAGAAAAGTTCAAGCCTAAAGACCTTATAAACCTAGATAACCTAGATGCAGCTATACGCAAACTGCTAGAAATTGCAGGCTCACGGTTTGACTTTTTAAGCCCAATTATATCTAGTACAAGAAATACTAATGATAGCGTTTTAGATGAGGATATAGCTAGCCGTTATAAGGCAGGTGACCCAGATGCTCTTAAAGCTGTAGATGCACACGCAGATGCTTTAAGTTTGCTGGCAGAGTCAGAGCTAGCGCTTGCAGATGCGTTATTTGCAGAAAGCATACGCGCCCTAGATATAGCTACAGCTAGCCTAAGCCCTAGCGTGGCAACTAGCTCTAGAGGCTTTGACCCTGCCGCATTCCGTATGGCAGATAACATAACAGTAAACGTAAATGCAGGTGTAGTAGGTAGTGAGGACACAATAAGCCTAGCCGTGCAAAGAGCTATATTAGATTTAGAGCGTAAGGGCGACCCGTTGCGTTACACCGGTGGGCTATGACCCTGCCAGTTATAAACGCTATTATTAACTTTAGTACTGGCCCTAGTTTTGCCCAAGCTATGATTTTAGGTGAGGGTATATTGGGTACAAACATATTAAGCGATAGCGCGGCGGTAATTGTAGATGTATCGGACGTAGTGGACTCAATACAAACTAATAGAGGCCGTAACCCACAGGCTGACCAATTCCAAACAGGTACACTAACTTTAAGAATAGTAGACCAAAACGGCGATTTTAACCCTCAAAACCCTAGCGGGCCTTATTTTGGCTTGCTTGACCCTATGCGTAAGGTAGCTATATCAGCTACTTATA